TACTTATGATAAGTTTATGGAGTTTGGTGGAAAGAATTTACCCTCTATTCCTAAAAGATTTGGTGCAGGTTTAATAAGAACTTTTCCTAGACTTCTATTAGCAACTGATGCTTTCTTTGAGCAGACAACTTACAGAGGTTACATAGCTGGTCAAGCTGCTGAAGAGTTTACTGAAAAGGCTCTAAATGATAAAAAGCTTGGTATAAAGTATGTTAAAAGTAAAAAGTTTGAAGAAGACCTTGAGAGTCATATAAAAAAGACAATAGACGAATCTTTGGAATTTAAAAAGACTGCTATTGATGCTCTGATAAGAGATGGAAAAAACAGAGGTTTGTCTGGTAAGAAACTAGAAATATTTGTAAAAAGAGCAATAGATAAAAATAAAGAGGGAATGAAGACTGGACTAGATACTGAGGGTTTAGATTTTACAAAAGACTTTTTATTTAAAAGAGAATTTTCTGGAAAAGGTGTTGTTAGTAGAACTGCAAAAAGATACGAAAATTTTGTAGCTGGGCATCCTATATTTAAAGTTGTAGGACAGTTATTCTTTAGAACTCCAATAAGAGTTATGGAAGTTGGTGTTAGGATGACACCTGGAGTTCAGTTTTTAGCTCCTAAATATCTAGCTGACTTGCAAGGTAAAAATGGAATCAGAAGACAAGCAAGAGCTAATGGTGAAGCATTGTTTGGATATAGTGTTGTAGCTGCTGCTATGTCTTTATATATAACTGGAAATGCAACTGGTAGTATTACTGCTACAAATCATAGGCTAAGAAGACAGTCAGAAGAGTATGGAGATTTACCTCCCTACACAATTAGAATTGGTGATCAAGAAATAAATTATAGAAATTTAGATCCTATATCTACTCCTCTAAAAATACTATTTAATAGTTTTGATTATTTAACTAACCTTGAGATGAGAAGAGAACAAGGTGAATTTGTTAATGCATCAGCATATAAAGAAACTTTACAGTATATACAAACTGCATGGTTTTCTATAGTAAATACAATAAGAGATGCAAATTTATTTGGTGGTATTGATCAGCTGTTAAAACTTACAGATGAAATAGATGACACTAGTAAAGATAAAGAATATGATGTAATGGATTGGTTTACATCAAAAGTAAGATTACTTATACCAAAAACAGCTCAAAATGTTGCTTACCAATTTGATGATCAACTTAAAGATCCACAAACTTTAGAACAGTATGCTATGTCCATGTTTAAATCTGGAACGATTGCTAACTCATATACACCTTTAGGAAGACCAAGAAAAATACACAATCCATTTATGTCTAAGTTTGTTGGACTAAATGTAATGGACACTAAGATAAGAAAAGAAGCTGTAACGAAAGAAGAGTTATATGCAGAAAGATATTTAATAGCTGCTGGTCAGGCTACTGGTACAAATTTTATACCACAAGTAACTCATAGGTTCTTACCAGGAGTACAACTTAATATAACTAAAACAGCCGATGGTAAAGAAACTCTTATGGATCGATATATGAGAAAAACAAGAGAGCTTAGACTCGTTGAGGTTGTTAATGCTTATGCAAGAGCTGGACTTCCTTTTGGTACTCAAGATGTATCTAAAAGAGGAGCTGGTTTTACAAGAGTTAAATCTGCTATTCAAAAAATTAGAGACCAAGCTATGCTTCTTACAATAATAGAAGAGGGTAAGACAGAGCAAAACAAAGATTTATTTGATAAGTTTATTAACAAAGAGGTTTCTAAATCACTTGCAAAAGCTGGTATGAATGAAGTGCCAGCTATCCTAAACATACTTAAACAACAACAACAATAAGGAAAAACTATGGCATTTGCTTTAAATCGTTATACTGGCAATAACAGTACCACTACATTCAGTGTACCTTTTAGTTACCGATCAACTGATGATGTTATCGTAAAGGTTGATGGAGTAACTAAGACAATTACAACTCACTACACTTTTCCTAGTTCTAATCAAGTACAGTTTGGAACACCTCCAGCTCAAGATGCCGTAATAGAAATAAGAAGAGCTACAAGTCAATCTACAAGACTCGTTGATTATGCTGCTGGTTCTGTCTTTAAGGAATCAGATCTAGATAACGATAGTATTCAAGCTTTTAATATGGCTCAAGAGTCTATTGATATTGCTGGTGATGCTTTAGTAAAAGATAGCACTGATCAATTTGATGCAACAAGCAGACGTATTAAAAATGTTACTAATCCATCAGCAGCTCAAGATGCAGCTACTAAAAGTTATGTAGATTCTAATGGAGCTACTGTAGCTGTTGGATCTGTAACGACAAACACTTTGAGTGCTGGTAGTAGTGCTACAGTTGCTATTACAAACTCAGGTACAACTCAAGCTGCTACTTTAAATTTCACACTTGGCATTCCAGTTGGTAACACTGGTGCACAAGGAAGTGCAGGTACTGATGGTGAAACTTCACTTGCTGATGCTACAGCATTGGCTATTGCTTTAGGTTAAAGGAGAAAACATGGCAAATACATTTAAAATAAAAACTAAAGCTGCTGTATCAAACAGCTCTTTAGCTACAGTTTATACTGTACCGAGTGCAACTACTACGATTGTTTTGGGAATGTCACTATGTAATATTACTGGTAATACAATCACAGCAGATGTGCAACTGGTTTCAGATACATCTGATACAGAAACAAATGCTAATATCTTTTTGTTAAAATCAGTAAGTATTCCAGCAAATACAACATTAGAAGTCTTTGGTGGTCAAAAGTTAGTATTACAAACAACCGATGTGGTTAAAGCTCAAGCATCAGCAGGATCTGCTTTAGACATGTCAGTATCAATCATGGAGCAAACATAGAATGCCTTATCTGGGGTCAGCACCAACAACATCGTTTCAGACACTAGCTAAACAAGATTTTACAACAAGTGCAACAACGTCTTATACGTTATCTAATTCAGTAACAAGTGCTAACGACATAGCTTTATTTATTAATAATGTAAGACAAGAGCCAACCTATGCTTATTCTGCATCTGGTACTGCATTAACTCTTACAGCGGCAACATCTGGTTCAGACGATATGTACTGTATCTATTTAGGTAGAGCAGTAGGTACAATAAATCCTGCTAGTGGTAGTGTAGGATTAGGAGAGTTATCAGCTACAGGTACAAAAAACAATACAACATTTTTACGAGGTGATAATAGTTTTGCTGTTCCAGGTGGAGGTAAAGTATTGCAAGTGGTTAATCTTCATAATAATGATTATGCTAGTTATTCAAATACTAATGTTGACAATAAAGTTCAAGTTTTTTCTCTTGCGATAACACCTAGTGCAACAAGTAGTAAAATATTAATTACAGGATTTATAAGTATGGCTTCAACTTATTCAAATGTTCAAGTTTATGGTGTAGATATATTAAGAGGTTCTACTGTTATTGGTACAGGTGATGCAAGTAGTTGGAACTCTGGTGTAGGTGTGGCTCATTCAATCATCCACGCTAGTGGTTATCATAAGCCAGATCAAGCTGTGCCTTTGCACTTTTTAGATACTCCAAATACAACTTCTGCTACAACATACAATTTTAAAGCATATGCCAACCATTATGGAAGTAGTTTAAGTTCAATAAATTTAATTATTAATGGTGGTGGTTATGCTTACAATAATAAAGAAACAGCAGTTCCAACTTCAAATATTACTTTAATGGAAATAGGTGCATAATGGCAAATATAATAGATGCAATATTAGCTTTAGATGTAAAAGCAAAAGTAAAAGTAGTTAGCGAAGATTATAATAAAATTACTTGGTTTGATGATAATCCAAATAAAATTACTGTTGACCAAATAAAAACAAAGAAAGCAGAATTAGATAAGGTAGATAAAGCTAATGAATACCAAATGCAAAGAGAAAAAGAGTACCCAAAAATAGAGGAACAATTAGATAAAATATATCACGATGGAATTGAGAAATGGAAAAGCGAAATGATTAAACCAATAAAGGATAAATACCCAAAGGAATAGATTATGCCATTAAGTAAAATACAAGCTGAATCAATGAACCTAGCCGACACTTATGCTTTTTCAGGTACAGTAAGTGGTGTTGGTGGGTTAGTTAAAATATCTACAACAACAGCAAGTAATGCAACTAGTGTTTCATTTACAGGATTAGATACTACATCAACTTATTCAATGTATAAAATTGTGTTAGATAATGTAACAGCACAAAGTGATAATACAGCTGTTTTATATGCAAGGTATGGTATTGGTTCAACACCTACATATAATTCTTCATCAAATTATAATAGTGTTTTTTATTCTGGTGGTTCAACTACTATTGGAAATACTTATCAAAACAATCACGGATTAGCACAATTATGGTTAGCTGGATTAACAGGTGATGGTTATCGTATTCCAGGTGATACTTTTGAATTTTTAAGTGGAACAATGGATTTATTTAGAATGGGTGATTCAAACCATCCACCACAAACTAATTGGATAATTGGTTATCCTATGTCTGGAGTAATACAAGCGTGTGCATTTGGTACAGGAACATTTAGTGAAAGTTCTGAAATTGTTAATGGAACAGCAATTCAGTTTTTTATGAGTAGTGGAAATATTAATGGAACATTTACATTATATGGAGTTAAAAGCTAATGCCATACATAGGAAAACAACCAGAAATCGGAGCATATAAAAAGCTAGATGCTATTACAGTAGTTAATGGTCAAGCCTCTTATACTTTACAAAGTGGATCGGCTAACTATAGTCCTGCTAGTGCGAATCATCTTATTGTAAGTTTAAATGGTGTTATCCAAGCACCTCAAGACAGCTTTACAGTATCTGGCAGTACCCTTAGTTTTGCATCTAATTTAAGCACAGGCGATTCAATAGATTTTGTCTTAGCTTTAGGCGATGTGTTAAACATAGGAACACCTAGCGACAATACAGTAACCAATGATAAGTTAGCTACTGCACCAACTATAATTAGTAAAGGAGATGGTGGTAGTACAGATGGAGCTATACAACTTAACTGCTCACAGAATAGCCACGGAGTAAAGATTAAATCACCACCACATTCGGCAGGGCAGAGTTACACATTAGTCTTACCGAGCACAGCACCGAGTGCAAACAAAGCATTAATTACAGATGGTAGTGGTAATCTATCTTTTGGTAGTGCTGGTGGTTTAACATTATTATCAAGTAATACAAGTTTTAGTGGGGTAAGTTCTGTTGATTTTGCAGATGTATTGCAGAATTATGATGTGTATTTTTTCTTAGCAAAATTACAAAGAGCATCTACAGGTTATCTACAGTTTCAATTTGGTACAAGTGGTTCAACTTGGGTAACAGCAAGTAGTTATCATACATCAACTGTTTATGGGTCTAATGGATCTGTTGCAAGTACAGATCAAGATTCTGTTGGATATGGTCGTTTATCTTCTGATTGGACTGCTCAACAAAGCACAACAGAAACACCTTTTGTATCTTTTGGTTATATTTATAATGCTAACGATAGTAACGATTATACTTATGTACGAGCAAATTCATTATTTTATTCTAGTAGTACAAATCCAGTAGTTATGGATTCAATTACTTCTTTAAATTCTGCCGCTACTCATCAAAGTATAAAATTTTATTCATCTGGTGGAAACCTTGCAAATGGTTTTGTTAAAATATATGGGATTAGCTAATGGCAATAATTAGAGCAAACAATAATACACTTAGTTCAGTAACTACATTGCCTTTTGCAACGGGTGGTTTAGTTTTATTGAGTAGACAAGTAGTATCTTCAGCAGTATCAGAAGTAGTTTTTAACAATACTCTTATTACTTCTACTTATGATGATTATTTATTTAGGATGACAGGTGTAGTGCCTGCAACAGATACGGCAAATCAAAGATTCCAAACCTCTGGTGATAATGGTAGTACACTTGATACAGGTTGGTATTCAAATAGCACTTACACAACTTTAGGTCGTAATTTAAGTGGGGCAAATGGAAATACTAATAATGCAAATTATTTTCAATGGATAAATGGTGCGGGTACGGGAACAAATGAGGTTATTGGTTCACAAATATGGTTAAATGATGTTAATTCTACAACCGCAAAAACTTGGTGGGGAGAAAATGTACAAAAATCATCTGACCCTTATTATTGGAAATTAACAGATGGGTATTTTAGAGATTCTACGGGTGCAGTAAATTATTTTAAATTCTATTTTTCTTCTGGTAATATTGCAAGTGGAACATTTAGCTTATATGGATTAGTAAAAACATAAAATAGAAAGGAGGTAAATATGTCTTATAAAATGAAAATGGTTAATGGTAAGGAAGTAGAATTAACTGCTGACGAAATCAAAGAACTAGAAGCTAGAGATAAAACTTGGGCTGACGGAGAGTATGACAGACTTATGGTTAGTATTCGTCAAGAAAGAACAAGTCTTTTAGCTGAATGTGATTGGATGGGAGTGTCTGATACAACTATGTCTGATAATTGGAAAACTTATAGACAAGAATTAAGAGATATAACTAAAGATATAGATACAGTTGATAAAGCTAAAGCTGTAACTATGCCAAAGAAACCTGAGTAATGCAGTTAACTAAAAACATAATACGATTTAATAATTGGTTCGTATCTATACCTAAAGCTATGAAAGGTGTTTGGGATAAGTCTGAAAACAGATGGGGTTATAAAAAGAATGACAAATAAAAATATTCAAGATGTAGCATCAGAGATGGAAGCTCATGAAAGAGAATGTCAGGTATACAGATTAACCACACAAAAAAGTTTAGATAATTTAGAAAGTCGTATTAAGAGATTGGAGTTGTTAATCATGGCATCAACAATGACAATTTTAGGTTCAGTATTCTTATTGTTATCAAAAGGTTTATGACCCAGTGCTTGATCCTGTAAGCCTGGCAACAAGTGCATTTGCTGCCATAAAATCTGGTGTAGAAATCGGAAAACAACTCAATGATGTGAGCCACCACATTGTAAAATTTGTCAAACAAATGAATGTGGTTGAAGAAGAGCATAAGAAGAAAAAAAGCAGTTGGTTTACCTCTTCTAATGAAGAAGCTTTAGATACTTATTTTAATCTTAAAAAAGTACATGACATGGAGAATCAACTAAGAGAACTCTTTATGTGGTATGGTGCTCCTAATGCTTGGGATGAGTTCATAGCAATTAGAAGTGACATAAGAAAAAAGAAACAAAAAGAAAGAGAAAGAAAAGCAAAGGAAAGAGCAGAGCTTGTAAAGATAGCATCTTATATCGGTATTGGACTTTTACTTGTAGCTGTTGTCGTTATATTTTCTTTTAACTATAAAATGTTAACATCCAAATAGGAGAACTATATGATTTTTGGAGCAGTAGCTGGTTTACTTGGTGATGTAGTCAAAGGATATTTTGAGACTAAAAAACAAAAGGCCAAACAAAAGTTATTACAGGTACAAGCAGAAACAAAGATTATGGAGAAGAAAGTCACTGGTGAAATTGAGTGGGATATAGAAGCACAGAAAAATGCAGACAGCTCATGGAAAGACGAATGGCTCACCATAATTTTTACCATCCCCCTTATAATGCTTTTGCTAGGGGAAGAAGAAAGAGTACATACTTTCTTTCAAGCTTTAGAGACAGCTCCACCTTTTTACCAGTATTTGTTAGGTGTGATTGTAGCTGCAAGCTTTGGATTCAGAGGAGCTTCTAAGTTTCTTAAGAAGTAAAACAATGTTTTTTAACATTAAATACTGGTGGTATGGCTATCTGTATGACATGGGTAAAAAACTATCCATGCTTGGATGGCACAAGCAAAAAGATTTATTAGAAATTAAAAGGAGAAAAGAATGGCTAAAAAGAATCAAGAAATCCTAAGTGAAATGCATTTAGCATTAACAGAAGATCTTCTTAACAGAATTAAATCTGGTGAAGCCAAAGCAAGTGAACTTAATGTAGCTCGACAGTTTCTTAAAGATAACGATATTACAGCAATACCAACAGATGACTCAGCTATTAAACAGTTAGTAGAAGAGTTACCTTTTGACGAGGATGGAGATGCCTTACACTAATGTTAGGAATCTTAATTGAAGCAACGGCTTCTATTGCTGCTGTAATATCTGTATGGAGTTATGGCAACCACTCTAAGCATGCACCCTATATTGGACTTATTAGTCAATGCTTTTGGTGGACATTTGCTATCTACTTCGACATGAAATTCATTATGTTGTTAAATGCTTTTATGACTTTCACACACATAAGAAACATCTATCGATACAAACAATTAACTAAGGAGAAATAATATGCCAATGGGTAAAGGAACATATAAAAAACCAGGAAGACCTAAAAAGAAAAAGAAAAATGGTATGTGCTAATGATTACTTACCTACTTATTAATTTAGCAATTTATATTATATTTTAAGGAGTTGATATGGCTAGACCAGGATTGTATGCCAACATACATGCAAAAAGGAAAAGAATAAAAAGAGGTAGTAATGAAAAAATGAAGAAGCCTGGACAAAAAGGTGCACCTACTGCTGCTAATTTTAGACAAGCTGCAAAGACAGCTAAGAAACCAAAAAAGAAAACTAGGAGAGCTTAATGGCAAAACTTACATCTAAACAAAAAACTTTACCAAAACATCTACAAGCTAAGATAAAAAAGTCTAAGATGAAGAAAAAGAAGTCCTAGGATAGCCTGAGACAAGCATTTGCAACCCTAATAATAGTAACAGTCGTTATTTCTGATAGTGGCTCTGTACGAGCTTTATATCGCCAAATAGGAACAATAGATGCCAAGAAAGAAGAAATCAGTCAAATTATCAGTCGGTAGAGGAGAAAAACTCTCTACAAAGAAAGGTGCAGGGTTAACAGCTAAAGGAAGAGCTAAATATAACCGAGCAACTGGTAGTAATCTAAAAGCACCAGCACCAAATCCTAAGACTAAAAAAGACAAAGCCAGAAAGAAAAGTTTTTGTGCTCGTATGAGAGGTGTTGTAAAAAGATCTAAAAACTCAGAAAGAGCTAGAGCTTCACTAAGACGATGGAAGTGTTAGGCAAGCTAAAAGACTTTAAGAACTTTTTGTATGTCTGTTGGAAACATCTTAACTTACCACATCCAACACCAGTCCAATATGACATGGCTGATTACATACAAGATGCAACACTTCGCAGACTTGTAGTTCAAGCTTTTAGAGGAGCTGGTAAATCTTGGATAACATCGGCATTTGTATGCCACCAACTCCTACTTGACCCTCAGAAAAACATATTGGTCGTATCAGCATCTAAGACAAGAGCTGATGACTTCTCTACGTTTACTCTGAGACTAATCCACGAGATTCCTATACTTGCTCATCTTAAACCTAGAGATGGACAAAGAATGTCTAAGATCAGCTTTGATGTTGGTACAGCACAAGCAAGTCATGCACCCTCAGTTAAATCTATGGGTATCACTGGCCAGCTAACTGGATCACGAGCTGATATCATTATTGCAGACGATA